TAAGCTTGCTGAGTTCATGGGTGGTGATTCCAGGCTCAATCAACTGGCTGAGTTTATTAGCGCTGAACAGATTGGTAAGGATATTCAGAAGAACCTGAACAAGATCATGGTTCCTACTGCAACTCTGGATTCCAATGCTTCTGCTGCTTTGGCTGCTGCTCGGGACCTCAGGAAGATCATGAACGATGAAGATATTCCTGGTCTTGATCGTGTCACTGCTCTGGATAACTTCAAGACTAATTTCCAAGTCTTCGTTGCTAACGCCAAAGCTCTTAACGAAATGATGTATGGCGTTGGTAACGCTCTTCGGTTGTTTGATCGTCGTAACCGTCTTCAGTTTGCTGCTGGAGACCCCAAGGTACTGTTCAGTCGTTTTAACCAAGAGCTAGCCACCTTTGGTGACAACCAAAACTTTGCTGATGTTCTTGCTGATAAAACCAAAGCAGCTAAAGCAGAACTTGAAGAGCACTACGGTGATCTGTTCAAAAAGATCAGCGACGATGAAGATCTGACTGATGACGACCTTGCTGGTCTTGAAAGTCTTGTTGAAAAGATCTATGAGTCTCAAGGTGACATCAGCAAGCTGAAAGATCTTGAAGTCACTGCTGATGCAGTTCTGGCTCGTTTGCAGATTGGTTCTCCTTTGTCTAACCCTGCAACTGTTTTCTCGATTCCTATTCAAGGAATTCCTGAAACGTATTTGGAATTGACTGGTCAAGCTGTTAGCAACACAATCACAGGCACGATGGCTAAGTGGCTTGGTAAGACTGAGTTTGCTAAGGAATCGCTTGATGAAGCTCGTGTTGCTGCTGACACGATCCTTCAAACTCGCTTTGTGCTTGGAGAGGCTCTAGAGGCTACCTACAACCGCTTTGTGTACGGTAAGGCCATCTCAGACCCTGCACAGGCTGCTGACAGCGCTTACGAGATTCAAAGGGCTGGTGGTCTGCGTCGTGAGGAAGCCATTGCTCAAGACCTTGCTCAGAAGCAAGTAAGGATTCCTTTCGTCAACTACGTCATGGAGCGTGGAGAAAACGACGACAAGCTGTTTGATACCGTCAACGGCAGCCGAGTGTTTCTTAAGGCGTTCCACGATTACTTCATGCCTGCTGAGGCTTGGGAAAAGCGGAGCTGGTTTGGTAAGTACATCATGGGTGGTACGACCACTGCCCTTCGCGGTATGGGTCTTGGTAAGAAGAGCTACTACCCAGGTGGTGAGAACGTAAACCTCAGTCTTCCTATGCAGCTTTCTGCAACGGCTGATGAACTGACTACCGCTCTCTTTGCTAACGCTCACGTCAGGGCTGTTGTAAACAAAGAAGTTGATGAGCAAATTGCTGCTGGTGTTGTTGCTAGTGCAGACAGAGCCGAAGAGATTGCAAGGCGTTTAAACAAAGAAATGTCTGATGTGTACAAGCCAGTCAAGGTTGGCTTTGATCAACAGACAATTGGTTACTCAGTTCTTGATAACCAAATTCTTCAACTAACTCGTGCCATTAACCTTACTGAAGAGTTGACTGGTCCTCTTGCTAACACTGCTGATGCTGTAAACGCTTTGCGTAACAGTAAGCATCCTGCTCTTGCTGCTTTTGGACGTGACATTTTTCCGTTCCTTACCTCTCCTTTAAACGGCATCAAACGTGCTGCAATGATCGCTTATGGCGGTGAAGTAGTACAAGCTGGTGTAGATGCATTTAGAGCTGGTCTTTCCACCGGCATGAAGGCGCTACCTGAAAGTATTGCAGATCGTCTTCCTGCTAAAACCCGTCAAGACATCATTGACTTTGAAAGCAAGTATGTAAGCTCTGATCCTCAAATCCGTAGCCGTGCTCAAGGAGCTTTGGCTTTGTCTCTTGGTATTAACGCTCTTGCTTTCTTCTTGCTGCGAGATGGCAACCAAGATCTAACTGGTGGTCTTGAAAACACCTATCGAGAAACAGAGGGTGTTCGTGATCCCTATACCTGGAAGGTTGGTGGAATGATGATTCCTTACCGTTACCTTCCTGTTATTGGAAACACCCTTGCTTTCCACGCCACAATCCGAGATCTCCAAGAGTTCTCTCCTGGTCGGGAAACCTCTGGTGCTTTTGCTCTTGCTATTGCTTCTCTTGCGAACACCATTCTGGAAACCCCTGCCATTGCTGGTTTTGATCGAGTAATTAAAGCTCTTACTGCAGCAGGTACTGGTGACGTATCTCGGATGCAAAAGCTGATTGCAGACTCTGTGGCTAAGGTCAGCGATCCTTACCTCAACCTCAGAAAGGTTGTTATTCAAGGCTTTGATCCTCGTAAACCTGCAAGTCCTGTTACTCGTTTTGCTGGTAAAGGCTTCTACTCAACTGGAAAGCTTGGTGAGAAAGGAATCACGATGTCTGACATTGGTAACAGCATCCTAGATTCCTCGTTCGGAAGCTTTGGTATTGCCTCTGAATACAGTCCTGTAGGCGTCATTGCTGATGCTTTGGTGTCTGTTGTCCGCAACGAACCTGAGTTCCGTACAGCGTCTCGTAAGGCCCTTTGGTATGGCAAGCCAGGAACCACCATCAACGCCAATCACGCTGGTAAGTGGTATCCCGTTCAAGCTGTCCTTGGACGCTATTGGATGTTCCCTGACAAGCTCGGAGAAGACCCTGTGGCTAACGAGATGGTGGTGAACCTTATTCCTCCTCCTCGTAAGACCCTGTTTAGTGCTGATGGGGTTGGCATCAATGAAGCTATTCTTAACGACTTCAACCACTTCTTGAATTCTGAGTTTGAGTATTACGACCCTGTGTTTAACAAACAGTACAAAGGTGCTCACGCTTATCTCAAAGACCTCGTAAACAGCAAGCAGTACAAACAGTACCCTTCTGTTGACTCTCCATTCCGTATGGGTCCTATGGGCCTTGTGCAGGATCCAAACTGGGGTCGTGAAGACAATATGCGGCGAGTAATTCTTAAGAACGAGGTTGATAAACTAATTAGTATTGCTAAGGAGCAGTTCTTAATGGGTGATCTTCCCGGTCAACGCTACAAAGCTCCTGCAGAAATGAAACAGCTTGTCCTTCAAAATCGTCTGACCGGAGGTGCTCAGTAATGGCTTACGCATCAGTTACTTACACCAGTGCTTCTGGTACAACGTTTGCCCTGACTAATAGCAGTGGCGATCCAATTGAATATTTACGGCAGTCTGATATTGCTGTAACTGTTAACGGTACTCTTAAAACTCAAGGTACTGATTACACATTTAACAGCGCTGGTACTTCAATTGTTTTGAGTGCTGCTGTAAGTGGTGCAACCGTTGTTATTAGCCGTACTACAGACATTGCAGATGCCACTGTAAGTTTTACAGCTGGTTCTACTCTGACGGCTCAAGACCTTAACAACTCTGATAAACAGAATCGTTTTGCTCTTCAAGAGTTTTCAGATACCTACGGTGCTCTTACAACCGGTACTGGTGATCTGAGTGCCCTTGGTGGTTTTATTGGCTCTGCTGAGACTTGGGTATCTGACAACGCCCACGCTGCTACTACAGGAGCTATTGATAACCGTGTAGACAGCAAGATTGCAACTAACACTGCAACTGTTGTTCTTCGGGACGGTTCTCAAGCAATGCAAGCTGCCCTGTCTTTGGGTGGCTTTAAGATCACAAACCTTGCAACACCAACCAGCAACACTGACGCTTCTACCAAGGCGTATGTAGACAGCAACGTTGGTTCTGTAAGTGCTTCGGCTACTGCTGCTGCTGCAAGTGCTGCTGCTGCTTTAACTAGCGAAACGAACGCAGCCTCCTCTGCTAGTGCTGCTTCAACGTCAGCATCTAACGCTTCTACTTCAGCTTCTAACGCTTCAACGTCCGCTAGTGCTGCTTCTACTTCTGCGTCTAACGCAGCTACAAGCGCCTCTAACGCAGCTACTAGCGAAACAAATGCTGCAAACAGCGCAACCTCTGCTGCTAGCTCTGCTGCTTCTGCTCTGGCTGCTTTTGACAGCTTTGATGATCGTTATTTAGGTGCTAAAGCAAGTGATCCCACTGTTGATAACGATGGGGATCCTCTGAACGCTGGTGACCTTTATTACAACACCACCTCTTCGGTGATGAAGGTCTATACCGGTACTGCTTGGGTGGTGGCTTATGTGCCTGGTGATGCTGTCAATATCAGCTTTACGCCTTATGGCAATATTTCATCAACTAACGTTCAAAACGCTATTCAAGAAGTTGTTGATGAATTAGCACCTGACAAGATCAGCGAAGGTAATTCCAGTGTTGAAGTTGTAGATACTGGAACTGGCGAGATTGTCTTTACGACAGACGGCAGCCAAATCTCCAAGATCACTGCATCTGGTGGTTACTCAGGTACTGGCTCCGACATCAGACGCTTGGCCGGTGGTGTCATGTGTTCTGAGCTTAATGCTGATGGCGTCACCCTTGGCGTTCGCAGTGTTGGCGGCAATGCCGAGCTTCGGTTCCTTGGTAACACTGTTTCAGATTGGGTTGGCTTTAAGGGTCCTTCCGGATTTACTGGCAACGTCATCTTTACGCTTCCAAACTCGGTTGGCAGTAACGGCCAGGTACTAATTACTGATGGGTCTTCTGGGCTGAACTGGTCGCACCGTAAGGTTGCTGACAGTGTTGGTAACGTTCAATTTACTGGCGGTCAAGAACTAAGGATTAAGAACGCTAGTTACCTTGCTTTTGAAGCAGCCAGTACCACTA